TTAAACTCAGGCTACCTCAGTTTTCAAGATCCCCGACCTGAAATGTCCACTGCCATTCTCCGGTTTCCTTTTGTCCCCAGGTGTACCAGAGAGAACGCCAGCCAATCAGCCAGCCTTCTCCGTTAGCATCAAATAACAGAACACTTTCATTTGCAGGTGGCAATTCAGCTGACACTGGTATTATTTTGTTTTCCAGTGCCGCACATTTAGCTTCAAGCGCGTCGAATTTACGTACTAGGTACTCAGCATTTGTTTCGTTCACTTTCAGATCTCGCGGTACACATTTCCCGCGAAGAAACCCTTCCATTTCGAAAACATTCATGCGCATTTGCGTAACTCCGATAACTCGTTAAAACGTTCCATAAACATCCCGTAGGCATGACCTGGAGACAGTGGAATAACTTTGAACATCTCTGTTGCCGGGATACCTTCCAATACAGGCCAGAAAGAGCCATCATCAAGTCCGAGATCGCGGCGTTCGGTTGCCAGCATAATGAGATCGGCATATTTCACTGGCGTGCTCATAACAGGAGGTAACCCGTATTTCTCACGGATTACGGCGTCTATTTTTTCTTCCATCCGTTTATAGTCAGGAAGAAGTCGTTTCAGTGGTGCGGGGATGTCCTGGCAATACGTTTCTGTTGCATCATGCATTAACGCTTCAAAAGCAAATTCCTGCGGCACCAGTTGGCTGCAAAGCACTGCATGCTGGGCGACACTGTAGAAGTGTGAAAGATGTCCTGCAAAGCGACAGATATTTGAAAGGGAAACCGCGATATCGTTAATCACGATGTCGTCTTTATTTATCTTGTCATAATAAAAATGCTTCCCGGAAAAAGTTTTAATAAATGACATTTTGTTCTCCACGTATATGCGCTGCACCGCGCAGAATTTTGGTTAAAGAAAACCCTCGCCATCAGGCGATTATTGAGTCAATTATGTTTCCATAAATGCCCCCGCAGGGGCATTTGCAGTAAGGAAATCAGGCGGTAAAAGTACCAATAAAGGTTTCTACTTTGCTGTCTTTGAATTTCTCAACAAGCAGATCACGAAATTCGTTAGCCATTTCTTCCTGCACTGCTCCTCATCATATCGACCCTGCAAGGTCGGTTGGTTTCTCCACAAAACAGAGAAGAACACCTGCGGTGGCATCCGCCCGGGTGGATTGGGTTATGAGCCCGTCGTCCGGTGATGCTCTTCTCTGTTTTGTAAAAAGAGCGGTACCAGCCGGAAGAAAGTGTACAAACTGGTACCGCCAAAGCAGTGGCTGTTGTGGTGGGGTTGTCACTCAGGCGTATGGTCAACCTGACAATCCGGTGTCCTCAACGGGGAAAGAGTAACCCCGCCATACTTACCGCCGCGCCATTTCGCGGATTACCACAACGCTGAGAGCACTTAGCCAGTTACGGCACCACACTTTGTCGCGGCTCCATAAATGCCCTCATCGTTGCACCCTGGTCTCTTCCCAGGCGTCAAACCGGATCGCCACGCTGGTTAGGCGTCTTATCAGCATCATCATTGACTTGCACATTCCGGCTACCTGGTTTGTTTGCCCGAGCAAGGAGTGGATTGTCCCCTTTAACGTCCCCAGACCGCTAACGACACATGTGCCATACGCCGTGTTACAACCAAATTTTGTTAGTACCTTGTTTGTTGGTCTGGAAAGAAAGATAAAATGAAGTTGCGTATCATGCAAGTCTTTTTATTGCGAGATGTGCAATTTTATGGGTAATGAAAAGCCACCTTCGGGTGGCTAATTGATGAGGAGGTAAGGGTTAATTGTGTCGCTTAAGGGTTTGTGACTGGCTGATTAAGACCTTTCCAAAGACCATAAACCGGTGTTCATTTTCGCTGGTAATTCCCCATTCACGGTAAATCTGGTTATCAGAAATCACCAGTAGTTTGTCAGGTATCATTTGTAGTCGTTTGACATAAATTTTATCATCAAAACCAAATACATAGATACCATCTCCATCAAACTGATTGATACTGACATCAACGAAGATGAGATCTCCTGGCTCAATGGTTGGACACATACTGTCCCCACGAACGTTGATAACTTTAATGTGATTGGCTGGTCGTCCGCCAAACATCGATACAGCATTATCAGTTCTGTATTCAATGGCATGAATCACATCAATGACATCACCGCCCTGGATAAGGCCATTTCCCGCACTGGCACTGACATCCAGCATTTCAATACGGAATACATCCTTCACCTGCGCAACATCCTCACTAATACTGTTTTTACATACAGTATTACTTTTGAAGTCTGAGGTAAAGAGATCAGCAATATCAACACCTAAGCTCCTGGCAATATTACTCAGGGCTTGTTCAGTGAATTGTTTCTGCTTACCTGTTTCCAGGCGTGAGATATTCGCCGCATCCACTCCTATTGCTTCAGCGAGATCGGCGATTTTCATGTTCTTCGCCTGGCGAAGTTGTCTGACTCGATTTCCTATGTTCATGCGTTTATTACATTTCTTTATTGCGCATTAAGCAAATCAACTTGCGCAAAATATTTGCGTGAAATAATATGCTCATCACGCAATATGTGGAGGTCATATGCAATCACCATTACGGAATGTGCGTAAGGCGCACGGATTTACTTTGCAGCATGTTGCTGCGGGCGTTCAGGTCAATCCAGCGACGCTGAGTCGTATTGAAAGACTGGAACAAATTCCATCTATCGATCTTGCAGAACGTCTGGCCAATTTTTTTAAGGGTGAAATCAGCGAAATGCAGATTCTTTATCCGACACGTTTTCAATCTAGCCAAAACCAGAATGGGTTTAAACCACAGGAACAGGAGGTAAGCCGTGGGTAAGCATCACTGGAAAATGGAAAAACAGCCTGAGTGGTACGTGAAAGCTGTCAGAAAAACTATCGCGGCGTTGCCGGGGGGTTACGCTGAAGCTGCTGAGTGGCTGGATGTAACAGAGAACGCTTTATTCAACCGCCTTCGTGCAGATGGCGATCAGATTTTCCCGCTGGGATGGGCAATGATTTTACAGCGCGCGGCTGGCACTCACTACATTGCGGATGCTGTCGCACAGTCTGCAGGTGGGGTGTTTGTATCGCTTCCTGACATTGAGGAAGTTGAGAACGCCGATATAAACCAGCGCCTGCTGGAAGTCATCGAACAGATCGGGAGTTACTCAAAACAGATTCGTTCGGCAATCGAAGATGGGGTAGTGGAGCCACACGAGCAGACAGCAATTAATGATGAGTTGTATCTGTCAATTTCGAAGCTCCAGGAGCATGCAGCACTGGTCTACAAAATCTTTTGCGCTCCAGAAAAGAGTGACGCCCGCGAGTGTGCAGCTCCGGGCGTCGTGGCGTTTTGTGTCTGTGGAGAAACTAACGCATGAACAGTTTAACGGCAAATAACCGTTTGTCGCAACAGCTGGTGGTCAGCGTCTCTGAACACCTGTTGTTACGGCATGAATGCAGATTACCAAATCACCTGGCTGTAAGTAACCACAGAGAACTTTACCTGACTGTGGGGGGCGAGTTGTGCAGGAACTTAACCGCTGGTTTCGTGACGGAAGAGGGCTTTATGTTCATGTTATTCGTTGGGAACCAGAAACACAGCGCGTTATCTATCTTCGCAAAGACTACCCGCATGAGTGCTTTAGTCCTTTGTGGAAATTCAGGCGTGATTTTGTTGAGTGTGAAGGACCACCAGCACATTGATTCTGCCATTCCGGGACGTTACACTGTTCAGGCACCTTATAAAGCGGGTGCCGGGATTGGCGTCCTAGAAATGTTATCGGCGATATATGACGCGCCAGCGTCTTTTTTATCGTCTGCGTCTGTGCACACCCAAATTATGGTGGGCTGGACGGGGGCACCGAAAGGTGCGCCGGTTTCCGATAACGCCGGTTACGCCAACCCCGTTCAGTTCACCACCAGCGAAATTGGCGTTTCCGGTGGTGAAGGTAATTCACTGTTATCGGAGGCTGCCATCATGGCTACGATCTCAACCCTCACTCAACCTGAAATTGCCATCGTTGATGGTCAGGCTGTTACTTCATCCCTGGCTGTTGCCAACTTCTTCTCCAAACGTCATGACGATGTACTGAAAAAGATCCGCACGCTTGAATGCTCTGCATCATTCACTTCCCGCAATTTTTCGGTGAGTGATTACACCGATTGCACAGGCCGCAAACTACCTTGCTATCAAATAACCCGCGACGGCTTTGCGTTTCTTGCTATGGGTTTCACGGGTAAACGTGCTGCCCAGTTCAAAGAGGCATACATCAATGCCTTTAACCAGATGGAGAAACAGCTTTCAAATCCCTCTGTACTGAGCGACGTTGCACATAACGCCAGCGTTCTCTATTCCTACATTTCATCAATTCATCAGGTCTGGCTGCAGCAGCTTTATCCTATGTTGGCAAAAGCCGAATCTCCGCTGGCTGTTAGCTTGTATGACTATATTAATGATGCTTCGGCACTGGCCTGCCTCATAAATTTGTCGCTGAACCCTTCAGAGGTAAGGGGGCGCAAATGATCCGGAATATTTTCAAACGGTTTACCAATCAGACTTTCCGTTGTCCTCGTCCGGGGCAGTGGTACACCACACCTGCAGGGCATGTTCTACGTGTTAGCCTGGTTGACCGTGAATGTCAGAAGGTGATTTGTGAACCGCTGGGCCGTAGTTACCGCGTCAGTATGCCGCTTATAGCCTTTCGCTCCGGAAAAAACATGAAGCATCTCGGAGGTGCTGCATGAGTATGGAGCTGATGGTTAAAGCGATGAAAATTCGAGTGGGAAATCCATTGCGAAAACTGGTTCTGATTAAGCTGGCTGATAATGCCAGCGATCAGGGCGAGTGCTGGCCCAGCTATCAGCATATCGCTGATCAGTGCGAGATTAGCAAACGTTCTGTGATGAATCATATTGCGGCCCTCTGTGAGTCCGGGCTGGTAAAAAAGTCACCCGGAAAGGTGAAAAAGGTAACTCAAGTAATATCTATCTTCTTCATCTTGATGGTGCAGGAGATTCACTAGGGGGTAGTGCAAATAATTCACTATCTGGTGCAGCAAATTCACCAGGTAGTGCAGGAGTTGCACCAGGGGGTAGTGCAGGAGATTCACCCAGAACCAGTCACTCTTTTGAACCAGTCAAAGAACCAGTCAATGAACCAATAGCTGTTGGTGCATCAGTTGATGAGTCCGTGCGAGTTCGTTCAAACCGACCGGAATACTCTCCGGAGTTTGAGCAGGCATGGCTGGCATATCCCAAACGTGCTGGTGGCAATTCAAAATCTGCAGCCTTCAAAGCCTGGAAAGCCCGTTTGAATGAGGGAGTAAACCCCGAAACCATGCTGGAAGGTGTGAAACGCTACGCGGGCTGGGTATCTGCGATGGGTAACAGCGGCACACAATTTGTGAAACAGGCTGTCACGTTCTTTGGTCCGGATCGTCATTTCGAAGAATCCTGGGAAGTTCCTGCGGTATCTGCAGCCAGACGCGAGGACCCGTACTTCAAAGCCAGTTACGACAACGTGGACTACAGCCAGATCCCGGCAGGATTCAGGGGGTGATCATGAGTCTTTTGAATGAAGTTCAGAAATTCATTGAAGCCCATCCGGGCTGTACTTCCGGAGACATTGCGGATGCTTTTGCAGGTTACTCACGACAGCGCGTTCTGCAGTCAGCAAGCAAGTTACGTCAGAGTGGGCGTGTGGCTCACCGTTGTGAAGGAGATACACGCAGACATTTCCCGCGCCTGACTGAGAGAGCGCAGGAGCCGGAACCACAACCAGTTCGTGAAACCAGACCTGTGCGCAATTTCTATGTCGGCACTAACGATCCCCGTGTGATTTTGTGCCTGACCCGCCAGGCTGAAGAACTGGAGTCCAGGGGCTTATACCGTCGTGCTGCAACGGTGTGGATGGCGGCATTCCGTGAAAGCCACTCCCAGCCAGAACGAAACAATTTTCTGGCACGTCGTGAGCGGTGCTTACGGAAAAGCAGCAAGCGCGCTGCATCGGGTGAAGAGTGGTATCTGTCAGGGAATTTCGTGGGGGCTTAATGAGTAATAAATATTGCCAGGCGCTGGTGGAACTGCGGAACAAACCAGCCCATGAACTGAAGGAAGTGGGCGATCAGTGGCGCACGCCGGACAACATTTTCTGGGGAATTAACACCCTGTTTGGCCCGTTTGTTCTGGATCTGTTCACTGACGGTGATAACGCCAAATGTGCTGCGTATTACACGGCGGAAGACAACGCGCTGGCGCATGACTGGTCAGAACGTCTTGCGGAGCTTAAAGGGGCTGCCTTTGGTAATCCCCCATACAGCCGCGCCAGTCAGCATGAGGGGCAATACATCACCGGCATGCGTTACATCATGAAACATGCCAGTGCCATGCGTGATAAGGGGGGGCGCTATGTTTTCCTGATCAAAGCTGCCACCAGCGAAGTGTGGTGGCCGGAAGATGCGGACCATATTGCTTTTATTCGAGGGCGTATTGGTTTTGAACTGCCTGCCTGGTTTATCCCGAAAGACGAGAAGCAGGTACCGACAGGCGCTTTCTTCGCTGGTGCTATTGCTGTTTTCGACAAGACCTGGAAGGGACCGGCAATCAGCTACATCGGGCGCGATGAACTTGAGGCATGTGGTGAGGCCTTTCTGGCGCAGGTTCGCCAGCAGGCAGAAAAACTGGTCAGGGAGATGGCGGCATGACGACGTTAACTCAATGCCAGCAGCAGGTGCTGGATATGCTGATTTCTTATCAGAAAGAACGTGGCTTCCCGCCAACCAATCAGGAGGTGGCAACCATGCTGGGATACCGTTCAGTGAATGCAGCGGTGGAGCATCTTCGCGCACTGGAGAAAAAAGGCGTCATCACGATAAAGCGTGGTGTGGCCCGGGGGATCACGCTTCATACCGCAGTGAAGGACGACGACAGCGAAGCGGTCGGGATTATCCGCTCACTGCTTGCCGGTGAGGAAAACGCAAGGCTGCGTGCAACTCACTGGTTACATGAGAGAGGCCTGAAAGTATGAAGCTGATCCTGCCTTTCCCGCCCAGCGTGAACACGTACTGGCGACACCCCAACAAAGGGGCATTTGCTGGTAAGAGCCTGATAAGCGCGGCGGGGCGAAAATTTCAGAGCGCGGCGTGTGCAGCAATAGTTGAGCAGTTACGTCGTCTGCCAAAACCAACGTCGGCACCTGCTTCAGTGGAGATCGTGTTGTTTCCTCCTGATAACAGGATCCGCGATCTGGACAACTATAACAAGGCACTGTTTGACGCCCTGACACACGCGGGTGTGTGGGAAGACGACAGCCAGGTGAAAAGAATGCTGGTGGAGTGGGGACCGGTTATCCCGGAAGGGAAGGTCGAGATCACTATCAGTAAGTACGAGAAAACGGCGGGTGCAGCCGCCTGATTAAGAGGAGAAACGAAGTATGAATAATCTGATGGTCATTGATGGTATTGAAGTTCGTCGTGATGCTTATGGGCGTTACAGCCTGAACGATCTGCATCGCGCAGCAGTAGCATCTGGTGCAAATGCCAGAACCAAGGAGCCAGGAAAGTTTCTTTCCAGCCAACAAACTGTTGAGCTTGTTCATGAATTGACCAACACCCAGAATTTGGGTGTTGACCCGGTGAGTGTGATTCATGGGGGAAATGAACGGGGAACGTATGTCTGTAAGGAACTGGTGTATGCCTATGCAATGTGGATCAGCCCGTCATTCCATCTGAAGGTGATCCGTACTTTCGACATGGTAACCAGCGCACCGGAAAAATTATCCGGGCAGGCTGCTGACAAGATGCAGGCTGGTGTGATTCTGCTGGACTTTATGCGTCGGGAGTTAAACCTGTCTAACTCATCTGTGCTTGGTGCCTGTCAGAAACTCCAGGAGGCTGTTGGCTTACCGAATCTGGCACCGCGCTATGCCATTGATGCTCCTGCTGACGCGCCTGATGGCTCAAGTCGCCCCACGCTGTCGCTGAGTGCACTGCTGAAGCAATATGGTATCCGCCTGACGGCTAATCAGGCATATCACCAGATGGCGAAGCTGGGGATCGTTGAACAACGCGAACGATACAGCCGTACCGCGATTAACAACATCAAAAAATTCTGGTCGCTGACGGCGAAAGGCTGCATGTTCGGCAAGAACATCACCAGTCCTGCAAATCCGCGCGAGACGCAGCCGCATTTCTTCGAATCCCGATTCCCTGAGCTGTTAAAGCTGCTCGATACCGTTCACTGATGGGAGGCGTGGAGCATGAGAATTACACCACCCCATCTGCAGCCAGTTTTATCCAGGGTTAAACGTTTTGTTGAACGAATGCCGGAAGGCGCAACACTGACCCAGATATCACAGAAAGTGCAGGCGTACAGTCTGCTGAATAAAAGGGATAAGGAGATACTCATTGGCATTATCCGCGACAGTGGACTTCTGGTCGTTGCGAATGATGGAAGAACTACAACGTTACATCATCCTAAATTTGGACATCAGGCAGTAAATAGTGAAATACCAGTAAAAACAGAGGAACCCGTTGTGATTAAAAAGACCGTTACTCCGGATGAATTACGCAGGCATGCTGAGGAGCTGATCAGGGCTGCGGAAGAAGCAGAGAAGAAATTTAATGATCGTGCGGAAATTAAAAAGCAACTGGATCCTCTGAGACTGGAAATCCTCCAGGCGTATGGAATGGCAAGTCGTAAATTTGATGAGTTTGTTGATGCTATGGCGGATATGGGGAAAGCGGTACAGAAACTGAAACAGATTGTGCTGTGAGGTTCTACGTTGAGAGCACTACTGACCCCTGAAATTGCCCCACGTATGGGGATCGTGTTGTTCAGGCCAGGTTCAGAGCTGATGCCCCTGTTTATGCAGGGGCGTGTCCTGCTGGAGCCTGAGCCGGAACGTTATTCATCTTTCGCCAGTGGTGCCGTTCCGGCGGCATCACAACCGCTGGCGGATGATCCTGTCGTTCGGGCCGTGTTCCGCAATGAGGCAGTGATCCGTCGTGCTGGTGGCGTGGAATGCCTTGAAAGCTGGTTACTTCGTGAAAAGGGCTGTCAGTGGCCTCATTCCGACTGGCACAGCGAGAACATGACCACAATGCGACACGCGCCGGGCGCAATCCGTCTGTGCTGGCACTGCGATAACCAGCTGCGTGATCAGTTCACGGAACGGCTGGAGTCAATGGCAACGGATAACTGTGCCCGCTGGGTGTTGTCTGTCGTGCGTCGGGATCTCGGTTTTGATGACAGTCACGTTGTGACAATGCCGGAACTGTGCTGGTGGCTGATTCGTAATGATCTGGCGGATGCCTTACCGGA